GCAGGGCTCGGCGCTCAACGCGTCGTCCTACGGCCAGACTCGCCGGCTGTGGGCCGACCAGTGGTTCTCGCCCACCGCCGACATGCTGACGGCGACACTCGAGAAGCTGTTCCCGCCTCCGGCAAACCGGACACTCACGTTCGATCCCGACCAGATCCTGCTGTTGCAGGAGGACCGCAAAGACGCTGCGGACATTCTCGTGGCGAAAGCCGGAGCGATTCGACAACTCGTCGATGCCGGCTTCACCCCGACCTCTGCTGAGAAAGCGGTCCGAACCGGCAACACCGCCGTGCTCGTCCACTCCGGGCTGATGTCGGTGCAACTCCTGCCCCCTGGATCACAAGAAGGTACCCCTGATGTCGTTGACTCGTGAACAACTCCGTCGCGTGCCGACGATCCGGTCTGCCTCGCGGCCGGTGTTCGGCGAAGCTGAAGCGTCGCGCGCCGAGAACGCAGCCGCCGAAGGTGTGCTGCACGGCTACTTCTGCCGGTTCGACGAGTGGAACGCGATCGACTCCGCATGGGAGGGCACGTTCCTCGAGCGTGTCGACCCCGCGGCGTTCAACCGCACACTCAACGGTGGGCGTGGTGCACGGGCGGTGTGCCTGTTCAACCACGGCCACGACCCGACGATGGGCGACCTGGCGTTGGGCAAGCCGACCCTGATCGAACCTCGCGACGAGGGGCCTTACTACGAGGTCGAACTGTTCAGGTCGCTTCCCGAGCTCATCACCGAAGGGCTCCGGTCCGGTGCCTACGGGGCGTCGTACCGGTTCCGTGTCCGAGACGACCAGTGGGCCGACCCTGACGAACCGACCGACCACAACCCAGGGATGCTGCCGGAGCGCACCATTCGCGAGGTCGAACTGTACGAGTTCGGCCCGGTCACGTTCCCCGCAGACCCCAACGCCACTGCGATGCTCCGAGGGTACGACCTCGACGACGACATCGCCGCAGCGCTCAACGATCTTCGCACGTCCCCCGCCGATTCCGGCACGGACCCCGCGAACACCCCAGCAGAAGGCTCGCCCGACGAGGGCACCCCGACGCGTCACACCAACCGCGAACAGGCGCACGCGCGTCTGCTCCAACTCAGAAAGGCAGCGTAATGACGCACCTAGAAACCCTCGCCGCGTTCCGCAGCGATTGCATCACCGCCATGTCGGCACTCGCTGACGGCCTGGCATCCGACGAAACCCGTTCCGCGTTCAACGACGCCGAGCAGTCCGATTGGGACCAGCTCGACAAGTGGATCGTGGACGCCGACGCCGAGATCGTGCGCCACCAGCGCATCTTCGACCTCGGTCAGAACCAGCCCGACACGACACGTGGCGACCGGCTCCCCGGTATCAACACTCGCGCATCGGACGACCCGTTCGACCTGCGTGACCTTCCGTTCAACGCTTCCGGCGCTGAACTTCGGGGTCGTGCCCGCACCGCGATTGAGCGGATGGCGCACGCCGACGACGACGCCAAGCAGGCGGCGGCGAAGGTGCTCGACACCGTTGACACGGTCGACGGCAAGATCGCCCGCCACTACCTGGCGACGGGTTCCGACGCGTACCGGTCCGGGTTCTTCAAGCTCATCGGCGGGCAGGAATACTCGCTCACCGAAGACGAGAAGCGTGCCGTGGCCGAGTCCCGTGCCGCGTCGCTCACCGGCAACGCCGGCGGGTTCGCTGTTCCGTTCACCCTCGACCCGACGATCATCTTTACCAACGCAGGCACGAACAACGCGTTCCGTCAGATCAGCCGGGTTGAGCAGATCACCACCGATCAGTGGAACGGGGTCTCCACCGCAGGCGTTACCGCTGCGTGGGCTGCTGAGGCCGCCGAGGCAGGCGACAACGCCCCGGTGCTCGCTCAGCCGTCGATCGACGTCGAGAAGGCGCACGCATTCGTGCCTTTCTCGATCGAGATCGGGATGGACTGGGCCAACATGCAGTCCGATATCGCCGGGCTGTTCATGGATTCCAAGGACCGCCTCGAGGGCGCAGCCTTCGCGGTGGGTGCCGGTTCGGCATCGAACCAGCCGACCGGTATCGTCACCGAACTCGCGGGCGGGTCGTTCGAAACGGCCACGGCCACGGACGACGTGTTCGCTCTGGCTGACGTGTACACCGTGTTTCAGGCGCTTGGCGCCCGGTACCGGTCCTCGGCGTCCTGGGTGATGAACCTGAACCAGATCAACCGAATCCGTCAGTTTGCCACGGCGAACAACTACCACGGGTTCACCGTTGATCTGACCGCCGCGGGTATCCCGCAGCTCCTCGGTCGACCGGTGTACGAGTCGTCCGACATGGAAACCGCTGTCGCCGACGGCGACGACATCATCGTGGTCGGGGACTTCTCCAACTACGTGATCGTCGACCGTATCGGCATGAACGTGGAGCTCGTGCCCCACCTGTTCGCCACGGGCGCCAACCGCCCGTCCGGTCAGCGCGGCTTCTACGCCTGGTGGCGTGTGGGTGGCGGGTCGGTCAACGACGCCGGCTTCCATCTCCTCACCATTCAGTAGGACCAACGGTTGAAGTCGGGCGCGGGTTTCTGGTTGCCCGCGCCCGACTTCCCACCAACCAGACCCCAACCCGAAAGAAGGAAATTCATGGCGCTACTCAAGGCAAACGAGACGTTCTGGGTGAAGTCACTGAACCGGCACATCTACGCCGGTCAGGTCATCCGAGACGACGACCCCTTCGTGAAGGGCCGCGAGCATCTGTTCGTGTCAGCCGATGACGGGCTCGGCCCGGTCGAATCAGCGACCGCTGCCCCAGGCGAGAAGCGTGCCGTGAAGAAGGCCGCAGCGAAGCCGAAGGCCGACTGAGGCTGTGGCTGCCGGGGCCGACTACGCAACAGCGGGGGAACTCTCCGCGTATGTTGCGTCAGCGAACAACGAAACCGACATCGGGATCGGCAACCGCGGCGCGGCGCTCACTGCCGCGTGTGGTGCCGCTTCGCGCATGATCGAGCAGTTCTGCGGGCGCGTGTTCTGGGACTCTGACGCAGCCACCGCCCGCACGTTCTCCACCCACGACTGGTGCACCCTCGTTACCCCGGACTTCGGCACCGTCGACGGTCTCGTTGTGCAAACCGACGAGGACGATGACGGCACGTTCGAGACGACATGGGCTGCCGGCGACTACCAGCTCGAGCCCGCCGACGGCGTGTTCAACGGTGCGCCTGGGTGGCCGTACTGGCGGCTACGGGCCATTGAGTCGCGCACGTTCCCCACTGGGCAACGCCGACAGATCCAGGTGACCGCACAGTGGGGCTGGGCTGCGGTGCCCGACACGATCACGCAGGCCACACTGATCCAAGCCCACCGGCTCTACAAGCGGGCCGAGTCGCCCGAAGGTGTCGCCGGGTTCGGCGAGTTCGGTGCCGTCCGCCTCCAACGCCTTGACCATGATGTTCAGGCGCTGCTGGCCGGGTACCGCCGCGACGCCATGCTCGTGTTCTGATGGCGTCGCTCACCGAGATTCGTGACGCCATCCGAACCGTTATCGAGGCGAACGTGGACGATGTCATTGTCTACCCGCGTGTGCCTGCGGCCGTCGAGCCGAAGTGCGTCGTCGTCGTTCCCCGGTCGGCGGACACCACCACAATGGGCCGCGGGTCGGTGAGCTACAGCCTCGAGTTGATCGTGGTCGCCTCGTCGGCTGACACCGTTTCAGGGCAGATGGCCTTGGACGTGATGCTCGAAACAGACGCGGCGAAAATCTTCGCCGCGTTCGACGCCAACAAGACGCTCGGGCTGGATAACACCAACATCCACGCCGGCGGGTGGGAAGAGTACGGCACCACCGATTTCAACGAACGCGCGTACTACACGGCCACCATCCCGGTCGTTGTCGTGACGAAGGGCAACTGATGAACGCACCAGCGAAGAAGGCCACCAAGAAGCCCGCAGCGAAGAAGACCGTCTACGTGGTCGCATCCGACCGGTGCACACTCGGCGCTGTCGGCGATCGCGTCGACCCGGCCATCGCGAACCTCGGGCAGCTCGTCGCTGCCGGGCACGTCGAACGAAAGACGGTCTGATGGCCCACATCTCGCTGACCAACGCACAGATTTATCTGAACGAAGTCGACCTCACCGGCGACACGAACACGGTCAACATCGAAGCGACCGCAGCCGAGCTCGACGTGTCGACGTTCGGCGATGACGGTTGGATGAACCGCATCGGCGGCCCGAAGTCGGTGTCGTTCAACATGGGCGGCTGGTGGGGATTCGAGCAACCCGACGCCGAAACGTTCGACCATGTCGCCAACGCACAGTCCGACCCGGCCCTGACGCTGGCGATCGACGACGCCGCCGGGTCGGTTGCGTACCTTCTCCGCCCGACGGTGCTTGAGCGCCAGGCCGGAGGCGTCTACGGCGACCCCGGCACATGGTCGATGGCCGGCATGTCGCGCGCCGGGCAACGCTTCGGCGTGTACCGGGGTGGCATCTCGATCGCCAAGCAGACCGTGACCGGTGTCGTCAGCGGTACCGGGTTCCAACTCGCCCCGGCCGATTCGACTAACGACGCCATCAACGCTGTCGTGCACTGCTTCGCCGACAACGCCACCTCGATGGACGTGATCCTCGAGCGTGACGACAACGCCGGGTTCACCTCGGCCACCACTGTCGCCACCATCTCGGTGACCGGCGTCGGCAACTACTGGATCACCTCCGAAACGGCGTTCTCGTCGCTGGCATCGGACGACTACTTCCGACTCCGCACCGCGAACCTTTCCGGCACGAACTTTCAGATCGCCGCTGCGCTCGGCGTCGCGTACGCGTAACCCCGCACCGTCACGGTTTGACGGACAAACCCCGGCCTAAACGGTCGACAACATTGGGAGGGCCCACATGGCCGCATTCTCTTTTGACGACGCGTCTGTCGTGATCAACTCGGTGGACCTATCGGACCACGTCCGGTCGATCACAATCGACATCTCTGCCGCGGAGCTCGACGACTCGGCGATGGGAGACGACTGGCGTTCGCGCATCGGTGGTGTGAAGGACTGGTCCGTGACGCTCGAGTTCAATCAGGACTTCGCAGCGTCTGAGGTTGACGCCACCCTGTGGCCGCTGCTCGGCACGACCACCACGATCACCGTGAAGCCGACCTCGGCTGGTGTCGGTGCGACGAACCCGTCCTATTCGGGTTCGATCCTGGTGTCGGACCACAAGCCGCTGGCGAACGCCTATGGCGACCTGGCAACCATGTCGGTCACGTACCCCGGTGCCGGCACCCTGACCCGTACCGCTGCGTAGTGGCGACACCGCTGGGGAAGCTTCCCGGCAAGGTCCACTCGTTGACGACGACGGTTCAGCGTGGCCGCAAAGACACCGTGATGGACATGTCGCTGGTGGCGAAGGACGAGTTCCTGGCCGGCCCTCCACGGTCAGGGCTCCCTCGCTCGTCGTCGTTGAAGTGGGGTGCCGGGTTCAACGTGAAAGGTTCGACGAACCCGACCTCGTTGGTCCGGTACCGCGGCCCGGTGCACTGGACCAACAACGGCACCGACCCGCATGTGATCACCCCGAA